AGCGACTCATGAAGGAAATCTTCGGTTATGACCTGGTTCGGAGCGATTATCTCGCTTTTGATCCGTTTCACGACTTTGGGATCACTCCTTATCCGATAGCTTCTAAGAATAGGTATCAAGTTAAGGTCGGCTCTAGCGGGTATCCAAGAAAGCATACCCGTATATCCGTAGACACAGCACATGATATGTTGCTGTATGCTGCCGCACCCGGTGTGAACCGGAGGCGGCCCTTCGCTCTAACCTCTTCCAATACCACCACAACGTCGCTCAATCAATCCGACCAAGCGGCAATACGTGGCTTTATACATGACACCACGAAGGAATCCCGTGGGGCCATTTTTGATTACGGTGAGGCAGAAATGTTTTTACCAAGATTAAGAGTTCCCGCGTCCAGAGTGACCTACGTCAAGTACGAGGCTGAAGTAGCCGGGGAAGATATCTACGGTCCATACAAACGGATCGACAGAACCACCCGGACTTCCAGTGGAATCTTAGCACGTATAACTCAGACTGAAGTAGACAAGTACCTGACCCTAGAAAGAGCCAAGTTTGCCAAAGAGGCCCCGTCAGTTGCCGAAAGGCTACTAGCTGACGCGCTACCCTCCTCAAGAAGCTTCGGATTTCTCCGGGAGTTCATTGAGTTGAAGGATCTTCCACGAACTATCATGTCATCGGTGCAAACCGTGCGTGAGGGAGTGCGAGGAAACTTTGACCCTTCATCCGCGTACCTTAACAAGGAATTCGGATGGGACTTAATAGCTAAGGCTGCAGTTGACCTGGTCGAACTGCCCGATAAGATTGCCAAGCGGGTTAACTACCTGCTTGACCGTCAAGGACAGCCGACTACGTTTAGGGCGAAGCTCCGAGGTTCGGAGTACGTCGGTGGCGCTGGTCAATTCACCTTCAATCCACTGATTGACGAATCACTTGGTGTAGCGAGCACAGCGGGCTTCCGTAACTGGGAGTACCGCCTAGCTTTAAACTACAATGTGAAGTTCCCGAAACTGGAGCTACCCAAGCTCCGGGAGTACGTGACTAATCAACTGTGGGGTGCTAGGTTCAGAGTCGATGATTTCTACAATCTCGTGCCCTGGACTTGGCTCGTCGATTGGTTTGCTGGTTTAGGCGATTACTTAGAGGCGATTGCCTCCGTGAACGCTGACACCAGTATAGCCAACTACGGCTTCTTAACCTACGCTAGCCAGGGATGGCTGGCGGGGGTGGTAGAAGGTGTGTTTACTGGAACTAGATCCACACGGCATAACGGTGGGCCCATCATTACGACCAACACTAAAAGTTCGGTCAACCATGCTGGGTACCTAAGGTATAACTACCTTAACCGTGTTGATGTAACTAGTCTCTCTGACATCAAGAGGTCCTGGGTGTTTGACGATCTGTCACTCTTCCAGGCATCCATCCTCGCGGCCATTACGACCCGAGGAGGTCATTAACCTAGGACTCCCTAAAGGAGCCCCAGAAGTAGGAGTCTCTACATGCTACCCGATCCCTTTACCGTACCAGCTACGGCGCCGTGGCCCGCCCTCGTTATGAGGAACAAGGGTCCCAGCTCCGCTAAGCTGAATGGTATTCGACGTGTCGATGACACCGGTGCGTTCGAAAGCGTGATTACTCACGATTTCAACACTAAAACCGGCGAACGACATGTCCTTCGGCTCACCGAGTCGAAGGACGTCACGCTGCCTTCTGGCAGTGTCGTGAGGTCGAGTGCGTTCATCGCCATAACTTTCCAGGCCCCCGTTAACGGGTGGACGGAAGCTCAAAAGGTGGCCTTTTGGACCGGCCTTAAAGCCTTCGTCGATGACGCTGAGGTGACGTTCCCGATGATCCTCCGGGGCGAGTCGTGATGATGCAAGGGATGATTCTGGCGGCCCACGTGGCCTCCTTTGTCATCTTGCTCATC